ACCTGCGTGTCACGCTGCCAACAACGACAGTGGCAAGCACACTTGAGCCGCTCATCCACCTCGCCGAGAACGGTTTTGGTATAACCTGCTTGCCCCATTTCGCAGTGGCCCAAAAGATAAAAGTGTAGCGGGCAAAATCGCGTGGCAGCGACGGCAAGATCGAGTGGCAACAGTTTTACGATTTCAAAGAACTGAGCCAGACGCTCATTAAACGTATCTTGAAGGGTGAATTAAGGAGCGTTGCTGATGATCAGTTCCCGCACGTGTTTTCCCTTTCCTCCTGAAACCGAATAGGTCAGATCAGCACCTTCGATCTGGAAGCCAGCGAAGATGGTTCGTATCTGTGGAACATCATTGATCGACAGGACGAAACGCCCCTTGATGCGATCAAGGCGCTCGGCAAGAATTTCGAACTGATCTCGGCCGAATAGGTCTTTCCCGTAATAGCCCTCCGATCCCCAATAGGGCGGGTCTATATAGAAAAGCGTCTCTGGCCGGTCGTAACGCTGAATGAACACCGTCCAGTCCAGGTTCTCGATAACCACCCCGGCAAGCCGTTCGTGAACTTCCTGGAGCATCGGCGCAAGTGTCGTAAGGTTGAAGCGTGAGCTGCGGCTGTAATCCACACCAAAGGTCCGGCCAGCAACTTTCCCGCCGAACGTCAGGCGCTGGAGATAGAGAAAGCGTGCAGCCCGCTCCAGATCAGTGAGCGTTTCGGGATCAGTAACAGTAAGGCGTTCGAAGTCCGCTCGGCTGGTTATCTGGAACCGAAGCGTGTCCATAAGCTGCTGGTAGTGCCGCTGAAGTATGCGAAAAAGGTTCGCCACGTCTTTCGAACGGTCGTTAATGAACTCTGCGCGCGGCGCGACGGTGCGCCGAAAGAACACTCCGCCCATGCCCACGAACGGCTCTGCATACAGTGAGTGCGGGATAGTGTCGATCTTCTGGCAGATACGCTTAGCGAGTTGACGCTTCCCACCGATATAGGCAGCAGGCGGCGAAACAGGATCGACGGCAACAAAATCGGCCTTCTGGCTCATGTACGTTCCTAAGAGAATCGGTCACAAACCAATTGCCCGAAAGGGCAAGGATGCGACGGTTATCTCGAATGGCTGTCGGGCGGGTTCTATCTTGGCGGATTGCCCCGCTGCCACGAATTGACGTGGCCGTCCCTAGTCCAGCTTTCGGCTGAGAAACTCCAGTTCGGTTCGTGTGAGGATTTCACGATCACGCAAAGTCAGGTCACCCACCATCTTTTGGCCGGTTAGATCAGGCCAATATTCGCCCGATCCAAGTTTCCAGAGATGGCGCATAGGCAGACTGTTCACGGCATGGCTGTGAGGCGGATAAACCTCGATCGCAACAGCATCAGGGCCGAAATGCTCGTTCTTCAACGCCTGAAGCTCATCCCATGTGATGGTACCGTCATGCTCAACCGACATCAGGCCGCGCAATTCATCCAGCAAAACACCGATAACAGCTGTCATTTCACACCTGCGAAAATTCGAGCCAGGCTTGATCGACATCCTCATCTGCGAGGCCGAGGATCGGAAGCAACTGGACAATCAGAGGATGGAGACGCCGGAACTCGCTGGCGAACTGCCATTCGATCTCTGCCTGTGATTTCTCTGGTTCGGGCAAAGCGGCGATTGCTTCGGGAACACCGCCAAGTTTTCCGAGATGCAACAAACCAAGGCGGAGCTGGCGAGCCGTCAGATTGGGCATTGCCGCGCGCTTTTCTTCTGCTGTCAACTCAGGCGGAGCCATAGGCGGTGAGAAGGTCTCGTTCTCATACAACCAGCCTTGTTCCACAGCTTCGTCCTCACAGAGCACGAATGTTGCGGCAATTTCGTGATGATAGGCGTCATTGATATCAACCCCTACCGGAAGTGTTATCAGTTCTGCGACGACCGCGTCGTTAATTCGTGCGTAACGCATGTCTTGCTCCCTAATACTGAAGAATGACGATGCCGGGGGCACCATTGCCGCCTTGGCTTTGCGGGCCACTTACCCACGTATCGTAGACCCCACCTCCGCCGCTTCCTGCAGCTTTGCCATCGCAGGTTCCAGCGCTGTAAACCGTCGCGGCCCGGCCACCACCGCCCATGCGGCTTACGCCTCCCGCTGCGCCTACGTGAGGCGTGCGATGCCCGCCACCATCACCGCCCATGCCGCCATAGCCATTAATCTGCCCACCGACGCCCAACCCACCAGAACCACCGCCAGCAACCGTTGCACTCCCGGATTGACCTCCAGTCGCCGACATAATGCCTCCAATGCTGGATGTGCCGCCGGTACTACCGTTCTGGCCATAAGTGTTTGGCGTCGTATTTGACACACCGGCTCCTCCGGCCCCGCCAGCGCCTACGGTGATAACGACCTCTTGCTCGGGCAAAACATCGAACCACCCCTCGGAAAACCCTCCGGCCCCGCCAGCTCCGGCAGGACGCGAGCTACCCGAAGAAGTGATTCCCAATCCTCCAGCGCCGCCACCACCACCGATACAGATGCCATAAACCTTGTAAACGCCGTCGGGGACAACAAACGTGTAAGTGCCTGGTACTGAATACGCAGTCATGTTGCGCGGCGGCATCTGGCCGGTCTTCAACCCGTCGATCTGCCATGCAGCACCGTCGTACATCAGGCTGGCGATCTGACCCGCCACAAGGTCATCTTTCTGCAGCGCTGAGCCGTCACCCCTGACGACAGGCTTTACGCCAAGGCCGTTGAAATTAATGGTGGCAGGACCGGAATTGTTCGAACCAACTTTGAGGGAAATCACCATACCAGGTGTGTATGCTGATGGTGCAGGCACAAGCGTTGCCGTCAAAGCGTTGGCTGTTCCACCAGCCACCGCATAGCCCCATTTCCCAGACTGAACGTCGAGGGCGGGCTTTTCAACGTAAGCACCCCCGACCTTCTCGAAAATACGACCGTCCGGCAGGCCGACGCCATGCCCGTTCTTCGTGTTGACGATGCGCCAGGTTGACCCAGTCCACTCTGCAAGCTTTTGCTGATTACCAGCCCAGGCACCTGTTGCCCCGGCCGGGATTATGTAAGCATCCCCCACAGTCGCGTCGTTCGGTGGGTTGATCATCGTAATTGAGATAACTGGAAGCCAGCCAGCGCGATTGGCAAAGCCGGGAGCCGCAATTGACTGAAGTGCTTCCCAAAGCTGCTGTTGGTTTTGCGGATCAAGCGCGAAGCCTGCATTCTCAATGACAGCGCAGATTTCTTCCTGCATATCATTGAGGATTGTGTCAGTAACTTCGGTTCCGGGAATACCCGCCGCGGCGTTTTGCGAGCGAAAGCCGCGCCTGCCGCCGCCAATATCGACCCAGTCAGTGCCATTGACGCGATCCATGTCAGTTCTCCACGTATGAAAAAACGAGTTGAGTGTGGGCGGGTTTCAGGCGGCGAAGCTCGCATTCGATATCGCTGATCTCGAAGCCGCCGAGTGGCTGTCCAGCCGTGTTAACGCCTGCACGGAATATCCATTCCGAGATCAGCTGAAGCTTTACCCGCCATGTGAATTGTTCGCCTTCGGCAATAAGGGCCTGACCCGCGCGAAGCACACCTGCCTTGGAAGGCCAAAATTCTTCAATTTCGATGGTATGTCCGAGGCTCGCCGCCATCTTGACGAAGTACGGAATGCTTGCACCGCCCTTGGCGATCCAGCGCTGGTGCGCGCGGCGCTGGCGCTGTTCCAGCGTTTGGCTACCCAAATCGCGCCCGCAAGGATCAGGACCAAGAACGCGCTCAAAGTCCGGCAGCAAGGCAACTGCTGTGCGCGGATCGATTTCGTTCATCAGGCTTTCGGCGTCGGCCTCGGCCTGGACTAGAACCTTTGCAATGCTATCGAGGATCGCATCGAGAACGCCTTCGCGCTTTCCGAGCGCAAAACCGCGTGGAAGCTTACCAATGAGACTGGCGAGGATGGTTGACTGCGGACGGGTCATAGTGGGTCCTCGAACGTGATTTCGCCTGGAAGCGGATACTGGTCGCGGTCCAATGTGAACGGTGCTGACGGCGAGATCAGATCGTGAGCGTATTCGCCCGAGGCGGCTGAGATCGCCTCGGAAATCCGTGACGGTTCAATACGGGCACCGATCGGACTTTCGTTCTGATCGTCGTTCGCATCGCCGATCGTCGCGATGAAGGCTGCATACGCCTCCTGAACGGCGGCGCGCGTGGCTACCTTGTCTGGTCGCACGCGGACCGTAATCGGGATTGCCCGCATTTCGGCTGGCACAATGACAACATGGGCTGTGACCGGCCGAACGCCTGAAGCCGATCCGGGTGCGCCCAGATAACTGAGCATCTCGGCCATTTCCGATTCAGTCGGCGCACGGGCAGAAGTGCCATCTTTCATGGCGACGATGACGCCAACAGAACCACGACCGATCCAGTCGGTTTCCGGCTTTACGGCACGAACCGCGAATTTTTCCCGCAACCAGGTCGGATAATCAAAGCCAGCGCCGCCATGTGGGCGCTGCCGGATGTAGGCCATGGTCGCGTCGGCCAGTTCCGCTGGCGTTTCCGCCTCCGCGCCGCCTGCAATTCCTTCAGCCGCTACTGCGATACGGTTGATCTCAGGAAAGGCAGTGACTGTGCGCAGCCTGATGCCAGCTTCCAGATTGCCTGCCGGGCCAGCAACAGATGCGACGACCGATACTGCAGCGCCGCCATTAGGACCAATGATAGCGGTTTCCGTGGTTTTGAAGATCGTGCCATCGGAACCGGCGATTTCCAGATCGGCCGGAATTGGCGTTCCAGCTGCACCTTCGATATCTACCTTGCCAACAGCGAATGTGGCCGTTCTTGCAACAATGCCATAAATGTCGGCGTGGCGCTGGACGAACTCATCTTCGGCAGTATCGACAAAATACTGTCTGCCCCACCACGCAACATGATCGTGGATCTCGCGCGCTTCCAGTGCGACGGCACGGCCAATCATGGCAAGCATGCCACGCGCCGAGCGGACTGCGCGCGAAATGGCAAGCGGATCGACAAGGGGGCGCACAACCGAAATGCTGAACTCCATTGCGGAAGCGATGCGTTCAGCGATGGTTTTTGCGGAGGGGACGGGCCAAGGCATTACGCAGTCCTCCGGCCAGAAATTGCAGTGTCATCGACCAGGACGCGCCAGCCGAGCATCTGCGGCGCAACCCATTCTGCCTCGATCTCGGCTGGAATGCCGGTATCGGAGGTCACCCATTCAAGGCTTTCGGCAAGCCAGCTCTGGTAAAGAAGGCGGGTGGTTTCGGTTTCCTTGGCGCGATCGAGCAGCCAGCAGCGTGAACCGATACGCTCGCCGTAAGGATCGAGCGCGTCGGAAGCGGCTCCACGCCGGACATCAATGCCGGACCCTGTCAGAAATTGCGAACGCCCTTCCGGCAGCGGATCGTCGGGATTGGCGCGGCGATCAAGGCCGACAGAAAGAAGGACCGGCGTGATCGGGGTTTCATCAATGACGAGATCGCCATCCGCGCCGATCTCCAGATCAGCGCGGCGGGTTTCCGGGTCATAGATGAGTGCCACATCGTAAAACATGCCCCGGTTCTATCGCGCGCGCGCGAAAACGATCATGCCCGCCGAGGCGGGCATGAAAGAGATTAACTTTGGGGAGGCCCACTGGTCCCGCCTCCGGGGACCACACCAATATGTATGTGGGTTTTGTCGATAACGACGCCATCATTTCGAACTGTGCCGCCATCGATGTCAACACCGTCCGGCGAGACCGTCACTGTAACGCCGCCAACCTTCAGCACGATCGACGCTCCAGCCTGAATGCTGACGGTTCCGTCCGCACCGACGAGGATGCCGTCGCCGTGCTGATTATAAAGAGCAGTTTCACCCGGTTTCAGCCCACCCATGCGGGCGGATGGATTGCCAACCGGCAGGAGAACAATGTCATCCTCGTTGCCGCCAATGGCGACCGCGATTGCTAGTGCGCCGTCTTCTGGTGCCGAGGTCGCCAGCCCGTAAGGCTGCATGATCTCAACCTTGTCGCGCCAGACACCGGGAGCGACTTCCACCGAAGCGGTCTGGGTTTCGCCATCATCATTGATGTTCTTCAGAACGACACGGCGGGCGATGCCGCGAACTTTGCTGGCTGTTTCGTGATCCATCGCTGACCTCACAATGCCGATGCGGTGCCGTCCAGCGGCCCGCCCGATCCTTTGCCCTTGCTCTTTTTGCTGCTCTTCTTACGGCCCTTAACGTTCTTTCGACGGCCCTTTACAGGCTTGTTGTCGAAGGCTTCCGGTGACGTGACGGCGATTTCGGTTTCGCAGCCGCTGTCCTCCTGCTGAAGGAACGTGACGCGAGATATCAGCATGTCGCGAAACACGTCCTGAAAGGAATCGGAGACCTCGACCATTTCGTTGACCCGCCACAGACGCCCGTTCGCCTTGTACCCATGAACGCGATAGGAGATTTCCTCGCTCTCGCCGCGCTTGGTACGCATGCGCCAGTCGGCTTCATCCTTGCACCCCTTGTCGTCGGCCTTGGAGCGGGCCAGATGGACGATCGGGCGATAGCGCCTGATTTCGTCGTCGGTCGCCTCGCCACTGGCGACAACGCCGCGCCGCTCGCGTTCGGTGGCCGAACCGTCGGTGGCTTCCCTGTCTTCCGGCTTTACCGGAGCGCTGCCGCCGAGAAGCGGTGCTGCACGACCGTCACGAACGGTTGCTGCCTTTTCCGATTGCCCGCGCACAATAACCTTCGAATGGCGGTCCTTATGGGTGAACTGGCCCGAAGAGGCTTTCACGTTCCCCGGCAGCGAAAGTGCTGCCGGAGCGCGATTGGCTCCGGTCCGGGTGATGACGACACCGCCAACGCCATCCGACATGACCAGGGCATGGCGCTGGCGCGTACCCTTGTCGATGGCACTCAGGCCAGTTTCGGAAAGATCGATACCGTAACGCGGGAATGCATCGCCAGTATCGATCTCGGAACGGACGGAAAGCCCGAACGGCTCTGCAATGCGCTTGACGGCTTCTTCCAGCTTCACATTGTTGAACTCGGACGGACCAGTCGGCGCGGCCGTGCTGTCGACCAGATCGCCCGCCTTGTCCTTGCCAGATATCGAAACCATGGCGCGCTCTTCATCAATGTCGGGCGAGACGGTTTCGATATAGCCTTTCAGGACGAGCTGATCCTCGACATAGGCTTCCGCTTCCATTCCTGGCTTCAGCTTGAAAACAGCATTCGCAGGTGACGCAAAATCGAAGGTGGAAAGCGCCCGGCTATAATCGCGCAGCTCGAAGCTGAAAGACCCGCTGAAATCCTTCAGGTCGCGGGTGATGTTGGCATTGGTCCACTGGTCGAATACCTGTCCGTTCACCTTCAGCCAGATCGAGCGCGCCATTATTCGGTCACCTCGACGCGGCCTGCCGGTATGCGGGCAGGATGGCGCGGCCGGTTGCGTTCGATGATGGAAAGATAGCCGTCCTCGATCGCGGACGGATCGTCACCATAGATATGATTGGCGATCTGAAAGGCATCTGTCGGACGGTCGGTTTCGATGATGCGAGATGCTGGTAAGCGCCCGATCGCTTCATTGATATCGGCAATAAGGCACAAGCGGACATTGCGGGTAGCGCGGATGGTGGCGCTGGCCTCGGCAGCAAAATCGGAATCGGAAAGACTGGACAGCAGATCGGTATAGGCGTCCAGTTGACCAACCAGACTATCGCGCAACGCGCTTGCTTCTGCTCGCGATCCGAACTCGACATAGGCTGCAAGCTGTCCAGCCTTGGCAAGCGCATCGCCTGCCGTTCCGGCTAATAGCACCGTGTCCGGACGCGATACGGTATCACCCGCAAGAACGATAAAAGCAGCACCGGCACTGGCGTTGATATCAAGCGCCTGACGTGCAGACAGGCCGGTGGAGGAGCTAGTTGCCTCTACGGCCGGGGCAACGGCAGGCGTTCCGGCGAGATCGGGAACGAGATTGACGATCATGTCCGTCACCGAACTGGCGGCGCTGGACAAGGCTTCAGGTGTGGCGGGCAAGGTTTGCGGCAGAGCTGCGGTGATCAGGGCAGAAGCCCGACCGGCGCTGGACTGCCAGTAGGAGACAACCTGTCGGGCGGTGCGCTGTGTTGCGTCGGTGCGAAGCCGGGACAGGGTTCGCCTCGATGTCGATGTAGTGAGAGACGCGGCAAGCGAGACAAGCGAAACGGCGGCACCGATCAGCGCCGAGGCGGTGGATGCAAAGCCCGAAAGCCCCATGCCATTATAGCGCTTGAAGGTGGCGCTGAAGCGGACGACGCGCAGCTCGTGGGCGGCGAAGGAAATTTCTGCCGTCTCTTCCATGACGACCTGCATCGGGCCAAGCCATGGATGGATGAGCGTTCCCGGTCCCGGCGTCTCGAATGCAGCCTTCAGGGCCTGTGCCTGGGCAATATAAGTATCGCTGACGATCAGCCCCTCGACCTGGACGGTTTGTGTCGCAAGGCCGAAATCGTCATACGCGGCCTGATCGATACCGGGAAACAGATGCTCGGCAACGCGACGCCCGACCTGTGTTGAGGTATCGGGCACGTGGAACGAAATGCCACGATATGAAGCTGGAAGCAGTCCGGGCAGAACGTCGCTGATGCTGTCGAAGATCATGATTGCCTCTACGCCCTGCCGATGACCCGGCCACGATCGGTCGTAAGCCCGACATTCTTGTTGTCGGACGTAGCGCTTGCGAGCCTGCCCGGACCATCGACCTTGATGCGGATATCGCCACCGACATTGACCGACTGTGCCGGACCGGCAACAGCTGCAAGGCGTGTCGGTGCCGAGAGACTGGCGCGCTTTTCCGGTTCATTCGAGTTGGCGGGAGCTGAAGGACGCAAGGTCGGCCCCTTCAGGTAATCGTCCATCGTGCTATCCCGACTGCCGTTCGAGGTGCTTCCGTTAGGAAGAGCTTGCCCCGGCTGGACAGTCGCACCGCTCCAGAGACTTTTTATTGCAGCTGCTAACGACTGAAGTTTTGCAAGAATGGTGTCGATGCCGCTCATAATCTTGTCTCTTACAACGTCAAATCCGCTCGACAGCATGTCCCATGCAAGGGCCGGTATCTGAATGGGTGTCGTCAGCAGGTTCCAGAGCTTTTCAACTCCTGTCGCAAGAAGATTGACAGCCTGACCGGCAGCGTCAGGAAATATACTGATCCAGTTTGGCTTTTGGCCGGTAGCCGCCCATTTGGCCAGATCGGCTAGTCCCTGAACAACGATGGAAATCGACTTTGCAAACAGTTCAATGCCCTTGCCGCCAATCTGGCCAAGCTCACCAATGAAATTGCCAATCGTCTTCAATGAACCGTCCGACGCCTTGAAGCCTGCGAGCTTCATGAGATTCGTACCGAGAATGCCGAGCGCCGATCCGAGTTCCTTCAGGCTGTTCCACGTATCGCCCATCGAAGCAAACGCATTTCGGAGGCTTTCACCGATCGGCGCCAGTGACGGTTCGATGCCGGAACCAATTTCCTTCAAATCATCCCAGGCCGTTTTGAGTCCGTTAAAGACGCTTTGAAGTACCCTCAAACTGCCAACCTTCAGACTGTCGAAATTGATGTTGGCGAAGATCGAGCGGGCACCGTTGGAAATCCGCGACCATGCACGCGGTGCAGCATCTGCCACATAGTTCCAGGCACGAACCGCACCGTCTGACACACGCGACCATACACGGGAAAGATAAGGCTGCGCCTGTCCCCAGAGCCGCTTCGTGCCTTCCCATGCCTTGGAGGCGCGATCCTTCAGACCGTCCCAGAACTTCATAAGTTTTGGCGCGACCTTGTCCCAGTTCTTGGCGATCAGGACGCCAGCGCCAGCCAGCAGGCCGATGACAATGCCAAGCGGTGACAGGATAACGCCGATCAGAGCACCGATCGCGCCAAGTCCCGCACCGATAATCGGAAGGACAAGGCCGAGCGCCCCAAGCGCCGTGACCAGAAGAACAACGCCGCCCGCGCCGGTCAACAGGGTTCTCATCCAGCCGCCTGTCGCCTGATCGATCTGCCGCACCCAACGAATACCTGCGAGCAGCCATTCATTGATGGTCGGGAGCCATTCACCGAACGCAAAGCCGACCTCGCGAATGGACTGTGTGCCGATTTCGTTGAGGATCGTCAGCTGTCGGTTCATGCCCGCCATCTGTGTCTCGAAATCGGTGTCGATCGCTGCACCCGTTGCGGCGGCGACCTTTTCCTTGATGTCCTTGTATTCCTGCACGTTCGCCATGAACGGCACGATGAAATCCAGCACCTGCTGATCGGAGAACAGCTCGGAAACCTTGCTGGCCGCGCCGATCGCTTCCAGCTGCTGGCGAACATAGGCAAGCGCCTCGGCACCCTTAAGGCCGTTCTTTTCTGCGGCCTTCATGTATTTGCCGATCTGCTCTTCGCCGACGCCGGTGAGCTTTCCGACCTTTTGCAGCATGGCTTCCAGCGGGTTGATGCCCTTGGATGCGGCGTCCAGCATGACCGCCTGAATATCGACGCCCATGCCCGCAAAGTTCTTGATGGTGCGCTCAGACAGCGCCTTCGACAGAAAATTCGAAAGATTGTTCGCCGCGATCGACGGATCGGACGTGCCCTTCATGGCGATCTGAAGCGCCGAGCCGAGGAAGTTAACAGCCTCGCGACCCTTCACACCAAATTTGGCCACCTGCGAAGTCAGGCGCGGAAAATGCTGCGCCATGTCCTTCAACTCGAAGGAGCCTTCCTTACCGGCGATCACAAGCGCACCAAGACTGTCGCGCATCTGATCGGCGGGAAGCTTCAGGTTGTTGAGCATGGCGGTGCCAACGCCAGCCATGTCGGAAAATTCCGCATTCGCAGCCGTGGCGGCGCGCCCGATATCGCCAATGGTGGCGTCGATCAGCTTCTGATCGACACCGGCAGCAATCATCTGGCCTGCACCGGCCGCGATCGTTTCCGACGCCTGACCGATGACAAGGGCCAGTTCTTCATACTCGACCTTGGCCTTGGCCGCAAAATCAAACGCGGCCTTGCCGGAGAGTTCGGCGGTGCCTGCAATATCGAGAAGCTGTTGCTGGAAGGCTGCGGCTTCCTGAACCGGCCCCATGAACGAAATAGCGGCAACCGCCGTACCGAGAACCCCGATACGGCGTGCAAAGCCGGTCAGTTTCTGAAGGTTGCCTGTCAGGCGGCGCATCGGACTGGAAAGCTGATCGCGAAGTCTGACCAGAACATCAAGCGCCATTGATTTTGATGCCATGGTCTAGCCCTCTGTCTCTTTGATCTTGTTGCGAAACGCCATGATGCTGTTCCACCAGAAGGTGGCGGTTGCCGCATCCATCATGTCGATTTCTGCGGCAGAGAAGCCCGATCCAGTGGCGATCCCGCCGAGGATTACTTGCCAGTCTTCCGGCCACTCGCCAAAAAAGAAGAAAGCACCTGAGCAGCTGCGGTGATGTCGGCCGCATCGAGCCTGTCATAAAGTACGTTCATAATGGCCTGGCTGATCCGCGTAGACCGCGAAAACGCAACGACGTTCATCGAATCTTCGGAGGTGGCAGAAATTGCCCGCTGATCAGCGCCGGTCAGACGATGGAAGGTAAGCTCGGAGTACTTCTCCTCACGTACTTTCCCGCCCTTCTTGATCTCCAGTGTCCGAGGATAAAGCAGGGGCAATGTGACCGAACCATTGTCATTCTGGATGGCGTGATCCGGTAGGCGATCATTCGGATCGATATCCTCATCGACATCGGCGACCACGCCAGCCTTGGTGGAAACAGGTCTGTCCAGGTCCACCACTGCGTCCGTGATCGGACGCTCTTCGTCAGTAATGTCGAGATCGACAACATTCTTAGCCATTAAGCACCTCTTCAGGAGCGCCGCCCGCCCACTTGAGTTCAATCTTGCCGCCTTCGCCGCCGGTGATGTCCGGATGGTCGGTCAGGAAGGCGTCAGCGAAAATGAAGGTCTGGCCGGTATCGCAGACAACCTGCAATTCGCCTTCGCCCTCATCCCAGAGACCGCCGTAGCGCTGTCCCTTTTCGAGGTTCGTTGTCGCCGTGACCTCCGAAGCCTCGAACTCCTGGGCGCGACCGACCTTGCGGCCATAGGTGACGGCATTGTTCTTGATGCCCCCAACCTTGATCTTCGCGCCCTTTTCGACGGGGATGTTTCGACCCCGCCAGATGATGTCCACAATGCCAAGTACCTGTGCCATGGGTTGCGTTCCTTACCTTTAGACCTGGAATTCCAGCGAACCGGCGAGCACCATCAGATTGCCGACGATGTTGATCTGCTGTCGGCTTTCGAGGCGGTCCTTGTCGCTGGGCGAACGCTTGAATGCGCTCTGTTTGATGGTGGCCTCAACATTCTGTATCCAGACCAGATCGCCATAACGGCGGCAGCGGCCCGCCCAGGAGGCATGCATGCGGCGCGGCGTGACAACCGATGAACCGGGTTCCTCGTCATTGCCGACATTGGTCGCGAATGCCGCGCTGTCGTCATCATCCGTGAGCTTGGCGCGCGGATATAAGAGCGAAACGTAGGAGTTCCAGTCGTAGCGGATGCGCGACAAGGTGGCGGGCACCATGATGTCGAGCCACGCATCATCATCCACGTTGAGGTTGGATTTCCGGTACGTGGTAATGAGGCGCGAGATGGTGACCGAACCATCCGAAAGGCTTTCGAAGGTCGAAACACCACGACGCAAAAGAAGATCGCGCTCCGTCTCGATGAACTGCTCGGCAGCACCCGGCGCGTCAACGCCGGGAACAACAAGCGAGCGCAACTGGCGGGCCGGATCGTTGGCAAGATGGAAGCTTGCAAGTCCCATGACTGCCGCCGACAATACCCACGAGCTGGTCGGCGAGCCATTCAGGCCCACTGCCGTCAGGAACGGGCAGTTGGTCAGCTGGCCCCATGTGCCGAGATCGGCAAACGTACCGCTCTTGCCGACATAACCATGCGCATCGAGCTTCGACATCGCGGTGAAGCGATTGGTCAGGAAGTCTGCGAACACGCCCATATTGGTTGGATCGCTGAACGGCTGCTGGATCGCCGTGTACCAGGTGTTGGCAATCACATCGAGCGCAGGCGTCAGATCGGGATTGCCGGAACCGCCCGCCATCTTGGCTATCGCTACGTTGAGGCCGGTTGGTAGCGGTTGCGCCTCGATGTCGACGCGCAGATCGATATCGTTGCCAACTTCACCGCCATGGCGGCTGGTGACAGTGACAACACCGGCAGCGGCTGCGGCTGTGACCGGCAGGCTGGTATTCTCGTTGATCGCAGCGGCGAGCGATGCTGCGAGCTGTGCGACGGTGGCAGTGGACTGCGCGGTGAAACGCACCTGCTGACCGGCAATCCTGAAGCGAAGAACAAGAGCCTGGGAGACTGCGCCGGTAAATGTAATGGTGCCGCTGGCCTTTACCGCGTCTTCATCGTCAGCGATCGCCATGACGAAGAGGCTTTGCGTCTTGTTGGCCTTGCGGAACGCCTTCACCTGTTCGGCACCGATCGAACCGATACCGAACAGCGCCTGACCTTCGGTGTCGCGAACGACTTCCGTGATGGTGCCGGGCTGCAAGGTGCCGGTAGCAAGCTTCAGGCCGATAATCAGGTTCTGCACCGGATAATCGAAAATGCCCTTGTTGCGATAGTTCGGCTTGACCTCAAGATAGGTGCCGGGAGAGCGCCAGTCGGTCGGGATTTCGTCAAAAACGAAGTCAGCCATGATTATTTACCTCCGTTCCGGGCCTTGCCCGTGTCGTCGTTGGCGTTGCTGTCAGTGCCGGTCGGCACTGGCGCGGCCGGAGCCTTGACGCCAACTTCGACCAGATCGCCGTCAGCGATGCGGCGGCGTATATAAAGAGTGACGGGAACCGTCGCGCCGCCTTCAGGCCACTCGCGGCCATCTTCCATGGGCACGGTGCGGCCGGGTGCGAGCTTCAGCTTTTTCTCAAGCATGGCTTTCCTCGGGGTTGATGGTTTCGGTGATGACAGGTTCTTCCGCATCATTCGTGATCCATGTGATCCCAAGCGACTTGAGATCGTCGGCAGACTTGATCTGGAAGGCGGAAAGCGGCGATGTGAAACGCACATCGAAATCGACCTGGGCAAGAACGGTGGCGTCGTCGGCCCATCCGTCCGCATAGACGGCTTCGGCGCGAGTGACCGTGCAGGTACCAATGTCCGATAAGGTACAGCCGCTCAAAAGGACGCTCGACACGTCGATCATGGCATCAAGGCCGATATCGAACCTGTCTCCCTTGAAGCGGGCATCAAGATTGCTCGACGCCTTCACGACCAGGACAAGCCGCCAATTGGCAGCACCCGACAACAAGCGCCCGTTGTCACGGTCCGGCTGAAGGCCCATCCAGGCGAGACCGATGAACGGCTTCAGGCGAACAATGCGCTCAAATTCCTTGACAGTCAGAACGGCAGGAACACGTCCAATCTGGAATTTCTTTTCCGGGAATGCGAGGCGTAACCGCGCGATGATGGCGGCTTCCATGACCCGGATCGGCGCTTTGGTGAGTTCGGGTTCCGCCATCTCACCAGCCCTTCAGCGATTCATCGGAGAATATAGCGGGACGGCCGGAAAAGCGCGGGCCGTTGGACTTTCCAAAGTTTCCAGCCGATGCGGCCTCAATGGAGATCAAGCCCTTGGCGATGTTTTCCAGCCAGGTGATGACTTCCTTGCGTTCAAGGCGCATCTGTTCGGTCGGCTCGGTACGCTCCCCCTTTGCAAGATCATAGCGGGCGAGAACGCATGCAGCGCGCACGATATCCTTCGGGACCTCTGCGAGCGGTACCTTGTAACGGCCGCGCAGATAGCCGTCGATCAGTGCCGTGGCGTCAGCCAGGGCAACTTCGATCTTGGCTGGATCAAGGGTTTCGGTTTCACGGTCTTCCGGCATGGAGAGCCGGACCATTTCCGTGTTGCCGAAACGCTCGACCATATTTGCGACTGTGGCGTACAAGTGCCGTTCTCCAATTTAAGGTGGAAGCCGCCTGCCACGACGGCTTCCGGGTCATGGCCTGTTTCAGCGGCGGCCCGGTATTAGTCGTCCAGCTCGATCAGCTCAGCGACCAGATCGGGATCGCCCAAAATCTGGTTGAGCTGGAAAGGCTCAAACGTGTCGATCGGATATTCATTCGTGCCATCATGGCGACGACCGCCACGGCGGATGCCTTCGACCTTTGCCGTGATACGAATGCCGTTGCATCCAAATTTGCCGTGCTTGGCGGCATAGCGTTCGACCGCAGCTGCGATGAAATCAAAGCCTGCGTCCTTCGCGGCCTGGACGGATGCAGCGACAACCTCATCGACTTCGATCTCCGAAGCCGCCACCGTCTGGTCGCTGACGGGACCGACCGGATTGCCGGTCCCGTCATTGGTCGCAGTCGCCGGGGAGGTATTGGTTGTCGTTGCATCGCCCTGGACGGCACCGCCGTTCTGGCCGGTGTTGTCGGGGGTGTTCGGCAGAGGGCCACCTACTGGCTCGGCAGCGGGCACTTTCTTGGTGTCGTCGGTGGGCTTTGCAGCTTTTGCCATGTTCTTGCTCCGTTGTTTCAGGGCTTTTCAAAGGGGGCTTGAGACCCTTTTGAGAAACCCTCCCGCCCGTTATGGCGGGAGTGCTTTTCAGTTCTTCGCGATCGGCTATTCGATGAGCGTTCGGGGAACTGGAAGTGGCAGGCGCACATCCATGCTTCTCGACTTGGCGAGGATGGAAACGTCTGTCGGGCGAAGCATCGCGACGAAGGCCAGACCGGATGCGGGTTCAAGGCTCATGTCCTGGCTGACGGTCGCCACCAGTGCCGAGGCGGGCACGAGCGCTTCGCTATGGCCAAGGTAGAAATCAACAGGATTGGAGAGGATTTTTTCATAGGCGGGGATATCGACAGTCGACGCCGGTGCGATCGATGTGAGGGCGAAAGCCGCCACGATCGCGAACATGCTGCCGAAAAACAGACCCACTTTCCTCATGGTAAAACTCCGGGTTCAAGTGCAGTGACAGGGTTAGTCCGGTATGCGCCGCCCGCTGTCGTGCGGGCGGAACTCTTGGGGGCGCTGGATCAGGCCAGCAGCGGGATGACGACCGGCTCGGCCGTGCCCTTCCATTCGTTACTCTCACCATTCGCGACCAGCTCGTTGAGCAGCAGCTTGCGGGCTGCACCTTCCAGCGTGGACGGCACGAGCAACTTGCGCGGATTGATGGAGATCACTTCACCGTTGCGTTTGCGGATGGAAGTCATCGCGGCGCGGGCAGCGGCGTAGTTCTCGGCATTCAACGGCAGCTTGGACTTGTAGATCAGTTGCCAGAGGCCATAACCGGCATTGCAGCGACCATCGACGCCATAGACTGCCTTGCCGCCGAAGAAGACGGTATCGTCGGTCGCCTGATCCTTGCGGATAAGCTGGAAGCTCTTGCGGCTCTGATAGATGATCGGCTTGATGACCTGACTGTCATCGACCAGGTACCAGGCCGGAGACGAACCGGCAGCGAAGTTGGAGACCGAAGTTTCCTTGCCGTTTTCATCGTAGCCGGGATGATCGGTGTCGAAAAAATTCTGGCCGTCATAGCACTTGGTCGTTTCGCCGTTCTTCAGGAGCGGGAAAACCAACTGATCCGGGAACTGCGCGGCATTCTGGCCGAGCTGCGCCGCCATGGATGAGAGAAAGCCCAGCTGATCGTCTTCCACCTGGGAGATGCGAACGCCGATCGTGCCTTCAAATTCCTTGTTGCGGATCGTGTAGGTCTGCATCGACAGATCATGAACGATGCGGTCACCGATCCATTCACGAATCCCTGGCAGATCATCCATACGCGGATATTCGTTTGCCGCCGTGGTTGATGGAACGGTCATGGCGACGGTCTGATAATGCGTCGTCGTGGAACCAAGTTGTGCGTTGAACGCTGTCGAAATGGCCGTATAGAGGCCGCGCATTGTGGATGGAGTGATATCCATGGGTCGTTTTTCCTTATGCGCCGACAGAAACCCACGTGCGGCCGTCACCGAGACCGGCAATAGTGCCGACCTTCAGCTTGCCGCCCGTAGCGTCGAGCGTGAGAGTTGCATCATCGGTGGCGTAGACCGGCTTGCCGATGTCGGCGAAAGCGGCCTCAAATTCGAAGCCGCGTGTGTCGCGGATCGCGGTTACGGTCAGATCGCCGTCCGCGCCGTCGCGGTTGTCGATGTGAAATTCTGCCAGCCCCACGATCGCAACAGCATCAGCATGGGCTGCGGGAACTGCCAGACCGGCAGCGGTGACGGCGACGATAGCCCGTCCGAAAAAGCGGATGCCCGCCTTAACCGGATAGCCGAACCGGGTACCGTCGCGGCTTGGGATTTCGAGATCGCGAGTAGCAGCCATCAGAACAACTCCTTGTGGGACTTCTTGGTCTTTGCGAACTCGGCGGGATCAATGCCCATCAGCTCGCAAATCTGCTGATCTTCAGGAGACAGCGCGGGATCGCCACTTTCCTGCGGTTTGTAGTTGCGCAGCGTGGCCGAATGCAGCGAAGGGAGAAGCTTGATCTCGTCCTCGACTTCCTGCGCATTCTTCATGTGACGGCTGATGAAGTGCTCGCGGAGCGCCGGGACTACCTTGCCGTCTTCGACAGCGCGATTGACAATCGCTTCTGCCTTGTCGCGCGCCGCACCGTTGGTCAGGGTAGTAACCTTCGACTGAAGGTCCGTGACCGTCTTGCGCAATTCGACCTTCTCGGCATCGTCGCCCGACTGGCGGGACTGAAGCGAGGTAACGATCTGGTCGCCGGAGGCATCGATATTGACACCGGCAGTTTCCACGACCTTTGCAAGCGTTGCCGAATGCAAGGTCTTTTCCGTGACGGCAGCGAGGATCGCAGCCGCGTCGGCGTCTTCTGGAAGGCCAAGCGCCTTCCGCAGTTCTTCTTCCATGTCCGGTTCTCCGGTTAGGTTGGATGTATGGAGGGAATTAAGCTTGAGGTTCGGATCATTGGTGAGCGAGGCCCGGCCGATCTCAAGGACACGGTGCGGCTTGCCTTCGGTCACGAAGAGCGCTGGCGACAGGTAGCCATATTCGCGGCCGCTGACGGCCGCATTGCCGCGAGCGTTCCATTCAACCTTGCCCCAGATGCCATCTTCGCGGGCTTCCATGTCCACGATCCAGCCAAGCGCCGGGCTTTCAAAACCCTGCGTTCCAAGCTTGTCTGTGGAATGATTGATGTCGATCGGAAGCTTGCGGCCAGTATTGCGGAACTGCGCAACGATCTGCTGGAGATCACCAGCAACGTAAGGGCCGCGACCGTCTGCCCCGCTGAACGTGCCAGCGGGCATAAGGTGTACCCATTCCGGCACAGCCGTCACCGACACGTCGTCGACGGCCGGAAGGTTCATCATAAGGGAGGTCAGACGCTTTTTCATGGACGTGAGAAAACCACGTCCAGCAAGAGCTTATCATGCCCGCGACGGCGGGCACCCATTAAGAGGCGTTAAATACGGCGTTGAAGTGCGCTGAAAACGGTCTCGGAAATCATGACCTGGTCATCATCGGAAATACCGAGATAAGGGCGCGCCGGTATCGTAACCGACTTTGCCAGCACAATGCCAGATGCCAGACGAAAAACAAGATGTGAAGCACTTTTCGGCTTGATGGTCGCACCGAGCTGGTGAACGGCGGCATAGTCCGCGTTGGTTCCGACCGTCACCTGGTCACGGCCTGCACGATGATTAATGCTGTCGCGAAGGCGGCCGCTTTCCGTCAGAATACGGCTATTGCGCTTGGTTTTCTTGTATTCCGGATTGAGCTTCTCCCACGCAATACCATCGGGCGATTTCTGCGAAACGAACCGACGGTGTGTCGAGCCAACCAAACCGGAGCCAATTGCGCTCATGATTGGCGTTGTGTCGCCCATCACGGTAATCAGCCGGGTGAAAGCCTGTTGGACGGCCTTGTCAGAAATCTCGACTTCAAGAGAAACGCCGGTCATTCCGCAGCACCATCAAGCCAGCTCATACCGGGATTATATTCAAACCCCGGATCGACGCCCTGGGGAACGCGAACCGTGCGCCCGCCGACTTCCTCTGCACGGAATACGAGATCGGGCGAATGATCGGGAGCCGACTTTCCCTGACGGCGCAGGCCGCCATCAGAAACCGGCGTTACGAAACAACCGCAGCGCCAGCCGTTCGGTGGATAGTTGGTGCGCCAGAATGTGTCGTCGGCACGAAGCACCATGCCGTCCCAGGATAAATGCTCTTTGCGGGGATGAAGCGAACCAGAGTGGTTATATTGCCAGTAGGGAAACGCTTCGAGCGTTTCAGGTTCGGTGAGCTTGGCATAGCGACCGGCTGCATAGGCCGTGCGCAGATTGGTATCGAAGATGATGCGGGTGCGCCAGTTCCGTTTGCCGCGATAGTCCCAACCATGCTTTTCCACGATTGCGTCGAATGACTGGCGGAACTCCTCGATTGTGGTGCCTTCTTCAAGCGCTCGTTGGATCTCGCGTCGGAAGTCATCGAGCAGCGCATCCGTGGCAGCTCCGGCAACCATGAAAGCTCTCGAATGAGCCGCAGCATAAACATCGGTCCAGACTTGCGTCTTGACGTTAGCCTTGCCGGATAAGAAGCGGATCGCTTCATCAAAGGGCAGATCGAGCGCCGATATCGTACCTGTCATCGTGGAAGCTCCCGAACCATCAAATTTGAAGGCCATTTGAAGGCCATAGACGCGCATTCCCGATTTTTTGCGGGATCGCTTCACAAAGGAAGCTGGTGCGCGTCTGTGGCGGTTTATTTGCGTCCGGCAATGTCATCGATCAAAGCGGCCTGTCCGGCGAGATGCGCCAAAGCCATTCCGCGTGCCATGGCTTGTGACAGCTCGTCCGGTGAAAGTTTCATCCGGGCAAGCTGGTCGGCTGCGTCGGCAATTGTTTCCGCCGACATCAGCACCGTGCGGATTTCTTCGGTAAGGCCCGCAAGCGCCCCGGCCGCATCATCCTGAAGCCTGTCAGTCAGCTTCCCGACAATGTCTTCCGTAGGCGATTGCTTTTCGCGGGCATGCAGCATCTTGCGAACCGAATTGAGTTCGGGTGCGCGCCCTTCTGATTCAAACAGGCGATCCATGATGGAAGGCTGACGCCCGCCGATAACCTCTTCTCCTTCCACGGGAGCCGGAGCGCCGAGGCGTTCGCGGATATAGGATGCGCCAACCGTGAGACCGTGTTTGGCGAACTTGTCGAAGGCTTCGGCAAACTCCTTCAACATCACTTCATCCGGACGCCCGATACGGACGATCGGATAATGATCCTGCGGGCCGAAATTCATGGCGATCAGGTTTGGAATAAGCTGGCGAATGATGGTCGCGGTGATCATCATTGCGTCGGCCCGCTCGATATCCTCCTGGACGAGGCGATGCTCGCGAGCAACCGCATGTCCCCCGCCGACAGCGTCGGTCGTGGTCGTCTGACCAAGAACGGCTTTCGACACCTGCCGGTCCATCCAGTCGGCCCGACGTTCGTAAAGGTCAATTGAAGTGCCTTTCGCGGCCACTTCCTGAAACTCGATCTTCATGCTGTCTGGCATGATCGCGGCCATATCGCCAGCGATCTGCGTCACTGCGCGCCACAGGACATCCTTGTCCTCTTCCTTGGCGTCACCTTCGTAACGGCCGATACGGATCGGCATGCCGAAATTCTGGACGAAGATCGCCCAGTCCTTGAGCGTGAAGCTCTTATACATCCATGCCCAGGATGCCACGCGGGCAATACCGGAACGGATTGTCAGGCCAGACTTCGACGGATGTCGATGGATGATAAACTTATGCGCCGGTAACGGTTCTTCTGCCGGATCATCGCGAAGCACAACAGTTTCACCGTCCGCGCGGGCAAATGTAAACCAACGCTGCGGCCGGTAGGTAATCTCGCGCGGCTCCCACCGGCTCAGCCGGGTTTGCCAATCGATTTCCATAACGGAAAATCCCTTGCCGATCGCGTCGAGCATATCGAAGAGACATGCCCGCAGCACATCGTCATTGATCCAGGACTGGACGAACT